TCTCTCAGGTCTTGGTAAACTAAGTCCTCGACCATTCTTCCCATGTCGAAGATCATCTGGAGCCGGGCATCATGTAAAGTCTTTTCCTGCCAGCGAGTTCGGTTAAGGACTAGGTAACGAAGGCACTCATGGCCTAGCTCGCTCGCTCGATTGGCGTTTACGGGCCATTGCTTTATCTTTGCCTGTTTAGTTTCCAGGACTTTCTCGACTATCATTGCCCACCTCCTTCTGAAGTACTACAACCACTGTACTTGCTTGGCTCTTTGTCAACTTCACCAGGGAAGTCGGTATTTCCTTGAGCCCTAGAATCCCGGCCACCTTTTGCATCTTCCCGAGTTCGTCCTCAATACCGAGCCTTTCCTTTAAGATGGCATGGATGGCCTTGACCTGAGCTTCAGTTGCCGGGGCACCGGGGTCGGTCATCACTGGCTTGCTTTGAGACTTCCCGGGCTGAGGGGGTCTGCCCCTGCTCTTGTATTCGACTGAGGTAACTTGGGATTGTTGAATCCCGGCATACTCGGCCAGTTCGCCATAAGTAAGATTACGAATCCCCAACAACCGGGTGATGCCATTGGCTAATAGATTGGTGTAGGCTGCCTTCTTGACATCGCCGGGGTCAATCTCTGAGGCGGGGAGTTCAATCTTCTCCCTATCATCCCCTTCCCCTTGATACTTGTACTTCTTGAAGAAGCCGTCCTTGCTTGACCGGGTTCCAACGGCCTCAATAGTCGCCCCGGCCAAGGAAAACTCGCCGTGATAGGTGTAGATAAAGTGTCCACCTTCGGCGGTCTCCTTTATTGGCTCCGAGATCCGCCAGGAGATACCGAATAGTCTTGCTACCTTCTCGGCCCCGGATGCCTGAAGGTAAGGCCGGCCACTCTCATCCACCCAATCATGGGGGTTCGTCAGTTTCAATGCCATACGCTTGATCTTGTTCATGGCATCAACCCGCTTCTCGGCCTGTTCCGCTATGGCGATTAGAGTATTGTCGGCAATCGCTGGTAATAGGTCTTTCGGTTCTGTTTCGATAATTGCTGGTTCACTCATCGTTGTCCTCCTTATACCGGGCTTGCCTCTCGCATGGCTCTCAAGTCTGCGAGTTCCTTTTCAATAAGAATATCAATAGGCTTGGTGTCATAATTGCCACAGCAAGGGCAAATCCCATTTTTGTATTCGTTCTGTGTTTGGTCCATCTCATCGAATCTAGCTCCGCACGCTAGACATTCGTAGTTCATCGTTCCTCCTTATAGAGTTCTACGGAATCTCTTAATTCCTGCCGTTCCACTTCTAGCCCCTTTAGCTCTGCTTCAGCTACTATGCTGCACCTGCCTAGAGGTTCATTCCACCAACTACACCCACACCCTTCACATCCCCAATCATCGGGGTTTGGCCTATTAAACTTCATTGGACAAAACTTCATCGTTCCTCCTCTTCTTCTAGTTTCGCCTTACCCTCGGGATCGAGCCCCTCTTGCACTGCCCAGACGATGCGCTGTCGGGCTAGGTCCATTGAAAGACCATGACCATGTAGGGCGATATACAGAGTCTTGAGATTCACCTGGACATTCTCTGCGGTTATGATTTCGTCCTTAACTTCTATCATCTTCCCTCCCCAGCTCTTCAATCCTGATGTTCCCTTTCTCTTTACAGAACAAGTCGAAGAGCTTGAATACTAGACTTGCTTTCCCTTTTAGTGTTATAATGACTTTCAAGTTACTAACTCCTCGGGGCCGGGAGACTCAATCCCGACCCCTCTTCTATTTGGTTCGACCTTTTATTACCTCGATCTATGCCTAAAATTGCTTGCATCCTCAAGTTATAATGATGTTTCATGTGTTCATTTAGGTTTGGGAAAAGCATCAGGTTGCTAATATCATCATTAAAATGATTGCCATCAATATGATGTACTACCTCTTCAGGTGATAGATACCGACCTAGATGCCTTTCCATCACTATATGTGACCTCAACACTCGACCATCACCGTGTGCGTAGGGATGAATTTCACAACGTATTCGAGGTCGTGTTTCTTTAATCTTGGTAGCGTTTGATTTAGGAAAACGTGTCGCCATGCCAAGTTCGGCAAGATGCCCTTGAGTTCCACACCTCTGGCATAAGCTATGCCTTGGCCTGTTGTGTTCCACTTGCACCCACCTGCACTCACCACAGTTCTCACAAGCTGCCCAAACGTATGGTCTCCGATAGGGCAAATAGTATTCGTATAGTTTCTTAGTGCCGTCTTTTAATGTGCAGATTCTTGCGAATCTTTTTTGGGCAAACCTATACTGAATCTCACCTATGCTAGGCATGACCGTGGCCTCCCTCCCCTTTTACCCATTTCAACAAAATGCTCTCTCCCATATCTCTTTAATGTCGCTTCACCTCCCGCGTGTCCTACTTCTGAGTAGAACGCACTTTTAATTAAGGACCCGCACAAAGGACACAAACTCGGATACTTGTCCCTTGTCGCTGTCCCGCCTTTTCTACCTGATTCTATGGGGTTCATTTCCTTAACCTCTGGATACTAGATAGATGGTAGTGTGGCAATCTGCAAAGTCTCTTATTGCGATTTTAGGGGTCTGCCCGTTCTGCATTAGGGGCTTTAGACACAGACTCGGATTATGCCCGTGCCTGCTTTCCTATCTATCCAGTATTCAGTTGTTAAAGAACTGTTTCCTACTTCTTAGCTTTTCCAGTAGCACTGTTGGGAATTCCATCAGCATCATTGGACAAACCATTGTGTCTATTCCTTGATATAACCATTGATACTGCACTCTCTGTCATCTTGAACATCTTGGCTATAGATTTCTGTCGCCAGCCCTTGCCATTATCCCAGAGGGCTAGTATCTTCTGATTCCGTTCTGTCTTTGTCCTGTTTGCCATGTCTAACCTTTCACCACATATTACAACAGGGCATTTTAGTTGTCAAGTGCCATTTTAGCTATGGTTTAGATACGGGAATCATGGCTTTAAGTTTGGCAATTTTAGCTTCTAGTTCTTTTATTTTGCGAGAGCGTCCGTCTTGAAAACCTTTGGCAAAGCCGTCTGAATATCCCTTGTTGTGATCTGAGGCATGGTTATTCTTAGTCGTTAGTTCCAAGTTACTCAATTCGTTATTAGATTTGTTGCCGTCCTTATGGTGGACGGTTTCCCAGGGTTGGAGACATCGTCCCATTGATTGTGCCATGACAAGCCGGTGTTCAAATACATACCCCTCGATATTGGCCATAGAATAGTAATGATCATCAGACTTCAACTTAATCTTGATATAGCCAGTCGCACACACTACACGACCGCCTTTCCAATTAGACCTGACACAATGACGGCATACTCTTGTCTCCGGCTTGCCCTTAACAAATCTTACCCAGCGTTCTTTGCCACACCCCTCACAGGGCAGTAGGACAAATAGGTTCGTATCTGCTGGCCTGCCAATATCACGACCTCTAGTAACCAAGTGACCTTCATATTCAGTAGGTAACTGTGCCAGTGGTCTCCCCCCTGACTTCCCTATATCGCTATAATGAGACGGCCCATGCCTTCGGAATGTTTCAAGTCCACCGATTCTGCCACCTTCCTTCTTATCCATGCTAGTTATTATAGCACATCAGGCTAGATGTCGCAAGTTCGTGTAGAATGGTAGAGAACTACGTCAAAGCCCACCAGGAAAAACGGGCACTGAAAGCACATGAAAGATTTAGCCCGGTTGACAGACTTGGCCTAAAATGAAAAGAGAGCCCTGGATTTCTCCAGGGTTTTCTGTCATTGTCAGCGTTGAAAAGGCAGGGATAACTACTTGGGGCTAGTAAATAGACATAGAAGTCAATCAACAGGCAACCAGCAGTGTCCTAGAGGCATCTCAGCTTAGTTCTCCTTTGGCGATAATCTTTGCCTCTGAATCTCTTGCAGCTTGGTCTAAGATAAAATGAATCACCTCTTCTCTAATGTCATCGGCTCTCATTCTAGATATAAGACAGGATACTTCGTGTTCAAATTTCTCAATCAAGTCAGTATCATCCATTTATCATCTTAGTCTTGTCGCTACATCAATGATAATCAATGCGATCAAGGAAGCGATAAGGGTTATTGTCTGCCAGTTGATTCTCCATATTGACTTTGATTCGCCACACCCGCTAGATTCTAGTTTAGTTATCCTACTTTCATGTTTGGCAATAGTGTTATTTAGTCTTGCAAGATGGTCAACGGTTTCATTACTGGCTTGAGCCACTAAGACTAGCAATTCTCTCTCTGTTTTTGCCTCAAAATCAATGTGTGTCATGCTAGTCTCCTTATCAAGACTTCAGCACCTATTACGGTTATACTGTCTCCTGCCCCGGTTGTACCTAATATCTCTAAAGTATATTGTTTATCAACTGCGATGACTTCGGGAGCTGTTAGAACTGCTTCCGAGGAGAAGTCGCCATCGGCGTCTATCTGTGTTATGCCTCCACCTGCTACGTCAGTTGTGGTCAAGGGATCAGCTAAATTAACTTTCACGAGTTTGCAATCTAGAGTCAAAGCGGCGGCTTCTGTAGCATCTCCGTTTAGTTTGTAAACTATGATCGCATCTCCTATTTTCAGGAAATTAAGGGGAATCCAGACCTTCTTAGCGGTTAAACTCTGTGCAAGACCAGCACCTTCCAGTTGAGGAGTCCAGTCCGTTCCCGGTGCTGGATATTGAAAGGCATTGACACAGAAAGTTAAGTCTTTTGCTGAGTCCAGGGGAACCCAATTCCCGGCAGAGTTCTGGATTAACGAAATATGCTTTGTTACATCATCTAACGTGACATCGCCTCCGGGATAGATATTACCTGTCCCCTCTTTCACAACGACCACTCGTGCTGCATCGACCGCTCTTAAAAAGATGACCATTCCCTCTTCTCCGCCAGAGATTGTATCTAAATCATCTGTAGGGTCATCATCCTGAGTATCTACCATGTGATAAGCGTCTGTGACAGTGATAATCCCTGCCGCGATAGTTAATTCACTGGCAGATTCCAAAGCGATATGTGTTTTGAGATAATCAGTATTATCCCGCAAATAGGTGTTCATATCGGCTGATGACAATACTTCTGATCCCCAAGTTTTAGGTGGTTCTGTCCAGGCCATGTGTCCTCCTTAGCCCAATATATCCGAGCCGTCTAATTCGCTGCTGTCTAAGATAAAAATACTTGGCTCTTCCGAAGGTCTGACTTGCTCTAGGTGCCAGATTGCTTCTAAGAGTCCTTCAGAATCGTGGGATGGATTTATCGAGTTAATAAAGAAATCATCCGCAATCCCTAGAATTGTATGATTTATTGTTATTCTATCTGAAATCTTCCTTGTCAGAATCTGCGTGACCAAATCATCAGTGCTGCCCTGAATCCTGACCGTAAGAAGAGGGACGGGCTCTTTATGCCTCTCCAAATACCCGTCTACTAAACTTTGAGTTTGTTCTATAGATTGTCCAAGCGGCCAGACTAAATTCATCACTCTGCGGCCGTATTTTTGGATGCTCGTATCATCGGTTGAGCGAACAAGAATCGTTCTTTCAGAAAGATAGCGATATGCAATTTCAATACGCCATCGCAATGTTAAGTAAGGATGATTATTCGTGACCTCAAAGGTAAAACTGTAGTCTGTGCGTTCAATTTCCTCGACTGTTAGATACTCTGTCATACTACCGAAGGTACACATTCCACCTAGAACATTTTTCCACGTCCCGCCTAAAGTGGAACATTCAGCCTGAGAGATTTCTGTTATTGTCTCCCCAACTGCACTGACATCGGTTATTTCCAACCATGTTATTTCCGTATCTCCGCTATCAGGATGAACGGTAATCTGTTGCGTAACTCCTGCGCCGATTTGTGGAGGATAGTCACATCTATTAGGCCGAATTGTCTTTGTCGAGTAAGCTTCCTCGAATCCTTCAGTATCACTTGTCTGTGACCTAACATCGTTGTAAATCTCTCTGTCATTATATTCGAGAGTAATATCCGCCATTGTATCCGTGAAAGTCGCTACACTCATGGATTCCTCGCATAGCGGGATTCGTATTTAGCGTTCCCTTCCTCGTCTATGTAAAACCTTCCCCTAGCTCCCATTTCGATATTGCGGATAGCTTCTAGGGTAACGATGTCCTGCACGGGTTTTGCTTCACGGGGGGATAAGTCCTCACTATAGAAATCAGAAGTCACTTGCCATCCATTGTAGCCATCGAAATGGTCTCTTGTGGCTGAAAATTGCCACTTGCATCTGGCATGACCCAAAGGGCAAGCGGTTGAACCAGTGAGGAAAAGGTAATTAGTCGGTAGTACCTCAGGCTCTGCCGCCTCCCATAAGTGATAATGGTATCTTTTGCCGCCGCCATCTATATGCCAACTTGGTTCCAAAGTTTCGATATATTGTTCGGCACTAATACTGGTTGCTACAAACCAACCACTCCTTAAGGAACTATAGCAATCTGTATGGCCGGAGGCACAAAGACCCGGTATCGCCCTTGGAACTATGTCAGAATCAAGTACTAAAATTGCTTTCACCTGATGAGTATGGTGCAGGCTATCTCCAATTTGGCTCGTCGTTAGATTTTGAACTGAGCCTGGAATAGGGATAGAAATGGTGCTAACTCCACTCTTCATTTGGCATAAATAATGCCCCGAAGGACAATTCTGCAAAATGCCAAACCAGCCACCTGCAGCAGGACCTACTATCGTTAAATCATGTGAAAAGGGATAAAATTGATAAGTGTGATAATGCTGTGTCATAGGGATATTCCTCAATATGGATGAGTCGCAGGATAATTTAACAAATCATCCCCTCCATTTGTGTCTATATTCCGTCTTGTCGGACTCCAACCCGCAGCGTCTAATACTCTCTCGATAGCTTCGCCATCTGATATTGAATCCGTATCTTCGGGGTCTTGTGTTATCATTTGACGAGCTAATAAGTCAGTCCCATCCGTCACGTATAAAATCACGGTTTGTCTATCAGGGCGGGGGTCTACCTTGATACTGGAAATGAAACCAAAGAAGACGGGATATTCAACCGCATTATGCGTCGCTCTTATCCTCACCGTCAGCCAAGGACGGATTCTGTCATAATATGGACTCGCCACATTATAAGGTGAATAGTCAGCACACAGCCCAGCTTTCAGTCTAATTTGCAGAGTCGCAGCGGGAGCGTTCCCTTCCTCTGTTTCCTTTCCCCTGACAGTCTCGATATAAGAAACGTCATCGGAAATATCATCATCTCCACTGAAAACAGGGTCATGAGCCCAGTTCGTAGCATCCCAATCTACCATGACTTCGTAGCTTATACTTGATAGCGTCATATTGCACTCTTTCCATAGAAGTAACCCTGATTGACTGGTGCAAAAGCGTTTCTGCGTCCGTCCTCTCCACTGAGTTGTTTTATCCTGCGCATGAACTCGCGCAAGCCTATTTCATCAGCTATAAGCGTTCCAACATGAAAGTGTTGGTGTATTTCCCCCATTGGTCGTCCTATGTTCTGGACTCCGAGATATTCCTCGCCTCCATGAGCTAGAATGGGAATCGGCGCACCTATCGGGCCGGGGACGATACCACCATATTGCATTCCTGGGACTTCGGCTTCAGGGGTTTCGTATGTTACAGAACCCATCAACTTACCCATCCCAACAATAGCGGCGGCTGCTATCCCAATCCCGATAGCTAACTTCGCCCATCCTGCGGGGCCAGCCAGCCCGTGCATGATTGCTATGGCTACGTTTATGGCTATGATGGCTTTTGCCAAATTACCTAACCCTATTAAGATCATACCCCCAACGGCCAGAATTCCACCTATCTTGAGTAAACTGACCACGAGATCTTCATGTGTCTTAATCCAGTCAGCTACCTTGGTGATTAACGGGACGATCTTCTGCTCCATTAAGTCAGTGAGGATCGGCATCAATGTACTCCCAATCGCATCTGCTATCTTCCCAAAACTCTCCTTTAGTTTAACAAGAGCATCATTGAAGGCATCAGACTTCTTGGCTGCTTCCTCATCTACAATCCTCCCGTATTCGTGAGCCTCCTCACGCATCTTGGCAATCCCGTCGGCTCCATTGGCTAGCATAGGAAGTAAATCTGTCCCGCTTCTGCCGAAGATTTGTGTAGCTGTAGCAGCCCGTATAGTAGGGTCTTCAATCTGTGCTATTGCCAAACCCAGAGCATAGAATTGTTCCTCCGGAGACATTGCCTTCAACTCTTCAATAGATAGTCCTAGTTCATTAATGGCCTTAGTTGCTTCCGGTGCCCCTGAGAAGGCATCAGACAATACCATCTGCATCCGCTTGATTCCAATTTCTAAGCCTTCTATAGACGTTCCAGATAGTTCAGCCATATACCTAAGCTCGGAAAGAGCAACCGTGCCTAGCCCTGTCCTTTTGGACATCTCATATATTTCATCACCGAGCTTGGCAGAAGCGATGGTTGCCCCGATTAACCCACCGGCAATAGCTGTGCCGAGCAGCAACATTTTCTTGCCGAGATCAGTACATCGCTTCTCGACGTTCTTGAGTCCCTTTTCAAGATCGGTTGAATCTACCCGGAGTTTTAATAGAGCGTCACCTAGTTGTATCATTTACCACCTAGTATCATATTCCAGATTTTTATTTTCTCGAACATTTGGCTGGGAGTTTGATTAGTCTGTTTCTTCTGTTTCTTGGGGAGGAAATCGGATACCTTAAAAGACTTCTGCTTCGACCCGCGGAGTGAATTAGCAATGACAGCACAGATCAATGCAGCACGTATGTCCGCATTGTCCTCCCGGACTTGAAGGATTTTGTCCTGCTCTTCCTTTTCCCGATTATAGATTTCTACTAGAGCCTTCAGCTCAGATGGTGTTAATTGCCAGAATTCCTCTTCTGTCAGATTTGTGTGGAGCTTGCAGAAGGCCCAGTATCCGATAAAGGGTTCTCTATCTCCTGGGATAAGGAAATAATAGCCTCTGTTACAGCCCCCATATTTTTGAGTGTTACCAGACTGCCGACCTCTTCCAGTGTTAGCGGGTCCTTTAGACAAGCCCACAGGAAGGCTTTGATTATTGACGGGGTGAGATCAGAGAAGGCTTCTTTCAGTCCCTCCCCTTTCAAAAGATTAATCCCCGTCTGTTTATAGAACTTGTCTATAGCGTTGAGGTCTAAGCAGAGTTCCCTTTCCTTGTCTAAGAATACTTTTGCCATGTTCCCCCTTAAGGGGGGAGGCGTAATGCCTCCCCCCGGATATTTACGGTCTGCCTATGTATAGCGTGTAATTCTTGGCAATCTTGCCGACTTCGTATGTGGTGAGTTCAATTTCGGTGAAACTATTGGCTGCGCCTATTGCTATCTCGCCAGACTGCACACCACTTGCTAACGTGGACCAGGCACCGTCATTGACTCTGTATTTGATAGTGTGAGGGTTGGTCAACTGTGTCGCTGTCACCTTCACCCATGTTGAGGCCGTGTTGACCAGGATAGTGTACAAATAAGTAGCATTGAGGAAGTTCGGTACAAAATCCAAGGCCGCGCCGGCATTCTCTTCTATACCAGTCAATGTCGTCAAACCAAGCGAAGTATTGACTGCTAATACAGGAATTCCTGAAACCTTGATCGTAGCTGTGAAGGACAGTTTATTGTCCATCGGCTGAGCGAAGTCCAACCCTGTAACCACTCCATCAAATGTCCAGGTGGCTACAATAGGACTTGATAACGTGATAATGACTTCCTTAGTGGATTTAGCATAGGCATCCGTTATGAATGCCTGTTGGCCGAGAGTATCACTTCCTATGAAGTTACACTCAAAAGTGATCTCTCCCCCATCTCCGAACCCTGCGATGAATTCCTTGAATTGCGACGGTGATGTGTAGTGTGTCGCATCAATCGTATCAATCGAGAGGGTTGGCCCGGAGATATTCGACACCTCCGCTATATCTACCCCATCCCAGTTTAATACTGTTCCGTAACCTGGTTTTGCAAGTGTCATGTTTAACCTCCTTTGATTTTTATCTCAAAAAATGTACGAACTGAGAAGTAATTTGGTATCTCATCCTGTAAATCTTGCCCCTGTACCTCCTCTCTTGCTGAAAGGATATAGTAGGTATTTGCGCCAACTACTACCGGTGTGTATGCGTCATAATACCCACCTATCCCCTGCAAGCAATCAAACAATGATCTGTAAATTGTTCTTGCATCAATGGGATCGTCGTCCCAGCAATCGAATTGAACAGACGGACTTACGATACCGTCTACTATAGGGAGAGCTGTCCCTCCCCTTGTTAGGAATGTTATATTTGGAAGGACAGCGTTCTCCGGTGCTCGGGGGCAGTAGATTCTATTCGTCACTAAAGCCGCCACAGGTTGAGTTAATAGATAGGCTCTTATTATTGTATTCGTATCCGGCAAACTCATAATTTTTCTCCAATCACTCGGTTTAATTCGATTTTAAGTGCCCTGTTTTCCTCTTGAAGTCGCTTTATCTTATTCTGCATAATGGTCAGTTGATTGTGATTATTAATCAATTCAAGGGAAAGATTTTCTATACGGTTATCATCCCTGACCCCATTTTTATGATGAACTATCTCCCAAGGTAATAAGCATCGCCCTATATATTTTGCCATTACAAGGCGATGCTCTTTTATCCTTCCGTGAAATGCCATCGGATAGAAGAAATCATCGGGTCGAATCCATATTTCTATGTATCCCTTAACTGTCTTATGTCTTCCACCCTTCCAGTTATAGGCATTTTCACCTCTAATACTTGCTTTTCGTTCCTCATTCCAGTGTGTACCCTTCTTTTTCCTACCAGCCTGCCTATATTTCTCTCTTGTTTCCTCAGTAAGAATTTTGGCTTTATTACCACACTCAACACAAAGAGTTCTAATCGCCTTCCCATTCCTGATAGCTACCCATCTTTCAAGACCACACCTCGCACAGGATTGCCAGATAAATTTATGGTATTGGTCTGCTTTGTTAGTTCTGCCAATCTCTAATCCCTTTTTAATTTCCCCTAGTTCTACCATAATGCCCCCATATCCATATTATACTATGGGATAGGCATTATTTCAAATAACCTCTCACTTTTTCCGAATATTTTTCAGAGGTGAAATTCCTATCTAGGGCGGGTTTAAAATAGGGACGCGCAGCAACAAAACTACCAGACTTGGTATGATGGCCTGTTTCGAGAAATCCACCATAACCCGACGTGGAATAGACAGCCCCCTCGATTTTAGAATCATCAACCATTCTTTCGGCTCCACCTTCTCCCCCGGAAGCCACCTGCCCCATACCTGAAACTTCACCTGCTATTGACCTACGGTTGTTCCCAGTCTTCCAGGGGGATAACTCTACGGAGTCATGGGTAACGTCCACCACGGTGTCTCTCATGGCCAATCTAGAGGCTTCTGTAACCTTTTCTACAACCTCTTCGGTTTTGAGGTTCAATTCTACCGAGACTTCCATCCTCATTTGACTCTCTCCAGATAACATTGCTTGTGATGCCCGCCTACGTTATCCTGTCTGAAAACAACTGACAGGACTTCATAAGTTACACAATCGATGATCACCCTGTCCTGTTCGTCTATCGTGATATCGTTAAGAAACAACTCATCGTAAATTATCACGACTTCCTGCCCGATCTTGACCTCTCTTCCCTTTCCTGAAACGTGTCGGCAGGGTTCATTATCGTATAAAACTGTCCAGACCTTAATAGGCTGGCCGTAACTATCCGTCCCGCCTGATGCAAAATGCTGGACTTTACAGGTGTTAATTAACAAGCTATCAAAACTCATTCCGTATCCCCTTCGTCAGTACCTAATAGATCAGGTTCGGCCCAGGTTATAGAAGGTACGGCGGCATCTGCAGCTCTTAGGCTGGTGGCTAGTTTAATCATCTTGTCCGAGGTTGACTGAGCGTATGAGTAATCCCCAATGCGTTCATTATCGGCATTCAAGGCGTAAGCAGCAGCCCAACTCTCTAAGGCGGCAGCAGCCGCCAAGTTGATCGAACCTTCGGAAGTTAGAAAGACCTGCAATTCCTCATCTGAAAAATGATAATCAGTCGAGGTCTTATCCGATATAATGAGCCTGATTTTACCGATGTCTGTAGTTAAAACGTATGTAAACGACATTTTATCCTCCTTTTAGCATCCTCTTATCCATCTTCCCAGAGCGGTTCTCGCTATACCAAATCTGTTAATGTCCATCCGGGCGATTGTACGTTTAACATAAGCCCAGAACCTTTCTAGTAATAAGGCGCACCCATCCTCTTTTAACAGAACAGAACCATCTTCTTTCAAAATCTTACAAGTCATTTATTTCCTCTTGAAAAGTGTTGAACCATCCAATAGATTTATCCCTTCTTGCTTAGCCCATTCCTCAGTGTGAGCCATTAATTCTAGCTTCTTAAGGACTTCCGTAACGGTAGAATGAATTGTCTTATATGGCACACCTTTTCTGTGCATAACAAAAACTAACTGCCAGAATTTATGTTCGTATTTATAATCCATATCTTACAAGTCATTTAACTCCTAAAGTGCATTGGGAGTGGGCCAGTTCTTCTTACCCACTCAATATGAAGTTTAGCCGAAAGTCCTGGTGTTGCATTCCAAGCATACGATATACACTCCCTGACTGTACCCTCGACAATGGGTTTGAAAATTGCTACCAGTGCTGTGGGTGAGTAATTGTCAATGACTTCCTGCAAGGAGGTAACTAAACTCGGAGATTGCTTCCAACCAGTTCCTAGACTACTCTCCTCCCAATTAACATGGGCAGTTGTGAATATTCTGCTTGTTATATCAGCATTATTATTTGTAAATTGTGCAGGTGAACCTGCTTTCTCGAAATACCACTCACCATCCATGTCATCTGAATCTGTTGTTTTAACATATATCTCTATGTAGGCAGCAGTTATAACGCTATCTTGAGGTGGTAATAATGCACTCGACCAACGATGTGCTGTATAATCGCTGTTTGGTAGTGCATTACCAGAGCGGTGAAGTTGCTCGGTACCAATAATCCAACATATCGTTGTGGCACCTTCTTCATTACCATCATCTGCGCTCGCTGATACCTGAAGGTCTATCTTAGGCATTCTAATATCTCCTCAACCAATCTAAGTCTTTTCTCTCATGCTCGGCATACCAACCCTTCCCATGCAAATCCTGCACCTTCATAAAGTATTCCTGATACTTCGGAGCAATCACATCCATAGAGTAATTAGCAACTGCATACTCTCTACAGCGCTTCGGACTTATCTTGTCTATATTCCTCGCTGCCCACAGGAAGTCGTCCATTGTATGACATCTATATCCAACCTCACCTTGTAAAACAATCTCCGGGAAACTGCCCCAGTCTGTCGTTATCACTGGAGTCCCACATAATAAAGCCTCCACAACGACTAACCCGAAGGGTTCAAAGTATAACGAAGGTGTTATAACCGCTCTAGCGTTCCTTAGGAGCTCGTTACGGCTCTTCAAATCTACCGTGCCTATATATTCCACATGAGGCTGTAAGAGTCCTAAATCCTTGAGACATTGTTTATCATCAGGATAAAGAGGCTGCCCAGCGACAATTAACTTCGCTCCCAATCGCTTTGTAATATCGGCAACGATATGAATACCTTTCCGTTTAATCAGTCTCCCGATGTAAACATAGTGGTCGCCCTTCTTTTCCTGAAAGGTGAAGTCATCAGGGTCGAAGAAATGAGGTATAACAGCGTCATACCAATTTCCACTAGCGAAGTTTTCGGCTTTTGTCTTTGCTGATAACGCCCTAGCCTCGCACCTTCTCCCTGCCATGTGGTGCATCCAGGCGTAAGACGGGAACACTTTATATTTAGAGTAGTATCCAATGTATCCTACTATCGGCTCGATAGCCTGCATTGACGGAAAGGCATTGCTAATCTCAGCCATCCAAGAACCGTTGGAAATGAGAAGCATATCTTTCGGCTCGGCTCGTTTCTTAATTTCTTCAATGGCATTCTTGCGGAAGGTTCGGTAGGCTAAATCTTGACCGTTGTGAATCCATAATTGTTTTCTGGAATCCCAGTCTCCATATGCTTCCTTTTGAACCGCCTGAGTCAGAACATCTATGTGTTCGGTGCATTGAAGCTCACTACCCTCTGTTCCATAATGATAGACCTCATGTCCCAGATTTGTGAGCATTGTCGAGAGTCTATAAACGAGTTGTGTGAAGGCACACATCGTCTCTTCCTTTCGGGTTATCGCATGAGGTAAACCGAGAAGGTGAAACCTAAAGTGGTCAGTCTTTGGGGTAGAAATTGGAACCTGTTTAGGTCGCTTTTCTACTTTCAATAATTGAGCCTTCAGCCTCCCAAACTTTCGTGGGTAAAGGTCAGTCTCAGGCATCACCTGACATTGATAATCATTTGTTAGCTCGTTCTTAATGAAGTACGACCCTATGAAAGGCATCTCATCGCAGTAGTCATCGAAATAGACGACTGTATCATCCTTCATTAGTTTAGATGAATATTGCCAATCGCTACGAGTTGTCTCGATAGTATGCCCACCATCTATGTAGATTAAATCCATCTTGGGAAGAGAGTCTATATATTGAGGGAGAGTCTTGCGGGAATTGCCCTTAAATAGCGTTATGCGGGCTCTAGTGGCACTTTCTAGTCTTTGCCTTACTTCTTCTATGGTCGGGACTTTATTAGTCTGGAAACTCCACTCCTCGTCTCTTAATTGAGGAGTCATCTCCTCAAACAGGTCAAATCCGTAGAATCTAATCTCTTCTTCGGGTACTTTCTTGGCAGCTTCCTTAATCATGGCTACGGCGGATGCCCCATCAAATACGCCAATCTCCATGATGTTTCTACATTGTTTCTCTGATAGTGTCCTGAAAAGAGGTCTATAATGCTTCCTGTAATCGGTTAGCCATGTCTCCGAAGGTGTTTTTTCTAGCATATAGATAACTCTCCTTCCATTGAACCTGTTCGCAACCTTCATGTCGGTATTCTGTTCTATTTCTTTTATGGACTCCGGGGTGTGAAAGTCATACTTTGGATAAGGGTCTTTACCCCATCCCCTCTCATTCTGATTATTAGGCACTTCCATGAAGATTAGATTAGCCTTGTCTCTAAGAAGTTGTAGCTTTTCTAATCCCTTCTCAATGCCGATTGTTTTCATGTCGTTATGAATCACAGCTAAGAAGAGGATGGTATCATATACGACACCGTTTAGAGATTCCGACCAGTCTTTCACCAAATGGTAATCAACCTTCAAATTTTGAAGGACTGTCAAGTATCTCGCAGCAGCGATTAACCCCTTAGAACGGTCAATGGCGGTTACTTCATAACCTCTTTTTGAGAGTTCCCTTGAGTAGTATCCTTCAGAGCAACCGATGTCTAAAACTCGTTTGCCGTTCAGATTTTTGAGTATATACTCCAATCTTTGAGCAGCATCATAGCGGTCAACCTTCCAGCCCTTTAATCTGGAATCCTCTACTGGCTGATAAGTCCACTTGCCTTGTGGAGCTTCTTTTAGTAAAACTTCTTCTAGAGGAAAGTCCTTATGAAACTTCCCATCATATCTATCTTTCCAATTCGTCTCACAGTTTAGAAGAATGTCCTGATTGAGATAATGTAAGATTGCTACTCGGTGGAAGCCGTCTCCTAAGTGAATAAACCCTTCCTCATCGAACCAGATGTAAATTGTAGAGCCGTTGTAGCCACTCTTTAGGCTTTCATATAGGTCTATAATCTGCTGCTGTCTCTCGTAAGCGGACTCTATCGTATTGCCTTTATCGAAACAGTAGGCATGGTGCTTCCATTGGGTCGCTTTTATGAACGGGGAGTCGGTTAAATCCTCTCCTCTATCATACATAGCAAGCATTTCCTGGACGGGTTTCTCTATCGGCTTGCCTGTTATGTAGGACTTATCGGCAGGTAACAGGGAGCTTCTAATTTGGTATTTCATACTTCGTTACGAGTTTATCCTTTGCTGAATCCAATAATTCCACAATAGACGGATTGAAGTTCTCCATGAACCAGTCCCTTGATAGAAACTGCTTTCTTCTCCCGCCGGTGACCTGAACAGGAATACTCTCTAGATTGAGAGCCATCGCACAACAGAACCTATGTCTGCCGTCTCCTATCCAATAGTCCTCTTGTACTCTGATCGGACTGCACTCAAGGAAGCCTTCAGCCTTCATACGCTTCATCAAGCCCTTAATTCGCTTCCAACTTCCAATATGCCAACCCAGTTTGACGACTTTAGAACCCAGTTCCTCGTAGTATCTCTCGTAATCCTCGTTATCTTCGCAATCTACGATTGATTCAAAGACAATGTAGTAATATAAACACTCGTATCTCTTGAAGTCACCATCACGGCATTGGAGTCTAAATAAAGTTGCAAGTTCCATCAAGTATGAAAATGATTCTTCGGAACCGAGCCGAGTCTATAATTCTCAATCCGGTAGCATCCTCAACCCTTTTCCGAGATTCCTTTACGTTGAAGTCCAGATAATCAGGAGTGTTTCTTTCCTTTATCCCCCCAGGTACTTCAAAGAACAATCTATTTACTCTTCCTCTGAACGAATTGAGCTTTCTTAAAGTTCCCTCTATGCCTAACCTCTTCACTTCATTGTGAAACACGCTTAGATAAAGGACATTATCGAACTGATCCATAATGTCAACCCAGTCTCCGGCGTAACAAGTAACGTCTAATCCTTCTGTCAAGTACTTCGCAACCTCAATAATATTCGATCTGTTATCAACCGCCGTCACCTTAAACCCCAACTTCGCTATCTCGCGACTGAAGTAACCTTCAGCACAGCCAATGTCTAAGACTGTTTTCCCTACCAGGTTTTCAGTGATGTACTTCAGTCTTTCGGGAGAATCCTTGCGGGATACTTCCCAATCATCTAATACTGGTTGATAGGTTTTTCTACCGCAAGGTCGCTCTTTTTGTAGTATCTCAATAAGGTGAGAATCCATTATTAGGTTTTTTGCTCCTGCCATTTATCTCCTTTTAGGTTGCCATTATTAAGTAAGTTAGCAAATAAGTGTCAACAGTTGACCCGAATATAGTTTGTGTTGCACCACTGCCATTATAAACACCAACACTAATCAAGTCATTGACACTCAGAAGGAATATCCCAGATGTAAATGTTGTGAGGCCTGAGTAGTTATGCGAACTGTGGAAGTATGCAGCCTGTATATTAACTTCATTTTTGGATATTATGGGGAGATAGAACTTATCAGCCACGATGGTTCCTCCGTGCCAGGTCATTGAAACCCCTATAAAGTAGTATCCAGCTACGGGTACTTTATACGCTGCCTTGGTAATCGTATAGTAATAATTATTGGCAAAATTATCACCAGTGGTTTTTTGAATAGTAAGGTTTGAAGCATCAACTACGGCAGTTACATACCCCTTGCCAGTGTTTAGAGTTCCATTCCAGTCGCTTGACCATGTTACCCTACAGTTCTTCAATCCGTTAGTTTGTCCTGTTATAGTTTGGAAATTAACACTTGTATCCCTAATATTGGTCGCTGTGCAGTTGTTGGCATCGGCTTGCTCTTGGTTATAGTATTTGCCTGTCTGGAAGTTACTGCCTAAATCAAAGTTACTTGTATTCAATTCAATTCTGGCATAGTTTAATGCGGCGGGAATATCATCTTGGTCAGAACTCATATAATATCTACAGAAGGTAGTATTGGGGTGTATGGATGTTTTTAGTTGAACATTATGGTTACTATATAGAATAGTATTTGCCCCTGCTCCATGAACGCCTGTGGTGGCAACTCCATGGTCATACATCACATTGGAAGTTGGTGCTTTGGTCGTTTCTCCGTCAGTGCCACCTGCGGTATTGTCAAGAGAAACAGCAGGACCGCTCGGTCCTGACGGTCCGCTAGGTCCGCTAGGTCCAGTCGCATTTACACCTGTTGGACCACTCGGGCCTGATGGTCCACTAGGCCCTGTAGCGTTCACGCCTGTCGGACCTGAAGGACCGCTTGGACCAGAAGGTCCTGAAGGTCCACTCGGCCCTGAAGGGCCTGATGGGCCTGACGGCCCTGTCGCATTGACCCCTGTTGGCCCTGACGGACCCGAAGGGCCTGAGGGGCCTGAAGGTCCAGTTGTACCAGCGCCTGTCGGACCACTTGGCCCACTGGGTCCTGAAGGACCTGTTGCTCCAGCTCCTGTCGGTCCTGAAGGGCCTGACGGGCCTTTTTCTACCAGTAAATCCCAATAAGTTGTCCAACTTCCGCCTACTCCTGGTTCATCGCCAGCAGCAGAGGTATGACCTAGAATACAGACATATCCGCTTCCGTCATTCTCAACACAATCATTAACTTGATATGTAGTTGATACTACCCAGGGGCCTTCCCAAGTAAACTCAGTTCCAGTGGGTCCTGAGGGTCCTGATGGTCCGCTAGGCCCTGAGGGACCAGTAGCATTCACTCCTGTAGGACCGCTAGGACCGGACGGTCCTGACGGGCCACTAGGCCCCGAAGGGCCCGTAGCATTAACACCTGTTGGACCTGACGGCCCTGATGGACCGCTGGGTCCCGATGGACCAGATGGCCCGGTTGCGTTCACACCAGTTGGACCGGATGGTCCAGACGGGCCACTCGGTCCTGAGGGACCAGAAGGTCCTGTTGAGTTGACACCCGTTGGTCCTGAAGGACCAGACGGCCCCGACGGGCCACTTGGACCAGATGGACCAGTTGCATTAACTCCAGTAGGGCCAGATGGACCAGACGGTCCTGAGGGTCCTGACGGGCCAGTAGCATTTACTCCTGTTGGTCCAGACGGTCCTGAGGGACCAGACGGACCAGAGGGTCCACTAGGTCCACTAGGACCTGTACTGCCCACTCCAGTTGGACCCGAAGGGCCAGATGGTCCTGATGGTCCACTGGGGCCAGTAGCGTTTACCCCAGTCGGGCCAGATGGGCCAGACGGGCCTGAAGGGCCCGAAGGACCTGTAACTGATGCTGATCCTGCTGGCCCAGACGGTCCACTTGGACCATGGGGTCCTGATGGGCCACTCGGACCAGTCGAACCTGGAGTTCCTACTCCAGTCGGCCCAGACGGGCCTGACGGTCCAGAGGGACCTGACGGCCCGGTAGAACCTGCACCTGTCGGGCCACTGGGTCCTGATGGACCACTGGGTCCTGACGGACCGGATGGCCCAGAAATACTAACACCTGACGGCCCCGATGGGCCACTTGGCCCTGAAGGACCGCTAATTCCAACTCCTGTGGGACCTGACGGCCCCGACGGACCAGAAGGGCCACTTGGACCTGATGCACCTGCTCCGGTTGGACCCGAAGGCCCGCTTGGTCCACTAGGCCCACTAACCCCAGCACCAGTAGGCCCACTCGGGCCTGATGGCCCTGAAGGGCCTGTTGCATTTACTCCAGTAGGACCGGAGGGTCCGCTAGGACCACTCGGGCCTGATGAGCCAGTTCCACCAACCCCGGTTGGTCCACTAGGACCTGAAGGACCACTGGGTCCGCTTGGTCCACTGGGACCGCTGGGACCAGATGGTCCACTAGGGCCACTGGGGCCGCTAGGTCCTGAGGGTCCAGTTGCCCCTGATGGGCCTGTAACGCCAGGTCCACCACCAGCCATTGCTATCTTAAGATTAGCTCCTGTGATTTTCTTGGTCTGGTCAGGGGTGGCTTCTGTATCTACAATAGCAAATAAATCAGCATCAGCAACCGTAACCTTTGCATCAAGTTCACTTATTCTTTGATCGGCCATATTTCATCCTCAATAGGCAAATTTTCTATTTATAAGATACCGTTATGTCCGCCGTTACCGCATTGCTAAAAACTATATATAGGCCGGCAAGGTATCCGACATCGTAAACCAGTGTCGTAGGAATGACAAAGAGGGCGGCATCCATTGCGATTATGCTTATGATATTGGCCGTAACCCCTATTCCGTCATAAACGGTAACAATCGCACTCGCTGTCGTATCAGGGCGGTTTATCGTTATCGTATGAAGCATTCCAGGGGCAGAAGCCACCTGATTTGTATTTGTAAGATGCTTATAGTCAAAAGGTCTTTCTAATGGTGTAAAAGGCATATTCACCTCCAAGGGAGGTGGGGGCCTATGCCCCCACCTGATTTGAAAAGACTAGACAGCACTTAACTGTCCGTAAGTTGCTCGCCATTCGAGCCTGTTGCATCCAAAGACATCCCTCACGCGGTAGAACACGTTATCAGTAGCGAAGTCTCCAGTCATAGGAGAAATCTCGCCACCGCCAATGTTCACCTTGTCGGAAGCCTTCATGCAGATTTCGGGTCTCTCATGCCCGGTTAAGTAGTCGCATTCCATAGCTGCTATATCCTTCGGGTCTGCAAACAGGAACCACGAAAGAACAGCGTTAGGAGCGAAGATAGGAATGTACGGGTCTACTACTAATTGCAGTCCGTACTGAGAGACTACATTAGTCGTTGGATAAGGAACTGGCGTACCTCCAGCCCCTAATGTCTGCCATTCCAGCCACATCTTAGTAGCTGAACTCAGGATTTGTCGTGCTGTGAACTCCAAGCCGGGGCCGACTACGAGATATTTAGCTCGATTCATTATCGGCTCGCCATTGGCATCCGTAAACGCAGCCATCGCCTCACAAGTGTTCTCAAGATTGGCGATAGTCAGAGGGAGCGCGCCGGAGTTGGCATTCGCAGCAGCATACAGATTCGCAGCACCTACGAGGTCAGCCACATATACCCCTGTAACCAGCCGATGCTCAGTCCGTATCGCAGCACGGGCAAATCTCTCTGGGGTGTCCTTTAAGGCACCGAGGTCATCATTTACCAGGGCTTCCCACGAGATGTCGAACTGTCGCCCGTATTTCTTGACATAGCAAGCGTAACGAGCTTCGTTCCTCTCACTTGCTAAATACTCGCCCTTCTCGGCGACTTCCTCTAAGTGCTGATCGCCCCCGGTGATACCGAACCGATATCCACCTATTTGAGGGAAGATTCTCGGCACGGTTCCCATTCTAACAAAAGCCTTCCAAACAGGGTCAACTGCTTTGTAAGCAGCCAATACCTGTCTATCTAAGACATCGCCGAACAGGTAAGGAAAGTCGCTCGTGGTCAGAGCCTCACGCAGCATGAACTCGTGCCTGTGAGGTGAATAACCCTTCGCGTTCGACAAAAGGTCAAGCGTTTCCTTCAGTTTAATATCATAGTTTTCTGGTTTCTTTGTTTCTGAGAGGGCAAAATACCCATCCCAGGATTTCATAGTCTCTAAAAGATCAGACATTTCTAAACCTCCTTGTTTTGTTTTTCTTTTTGTGCTTGGATTATGGCTTCCCGTGTATCGATGTCCTTCTGAACCAAATCATTAGCTATCTGAGCCCCTTCTAGTTGCTGTAACGTGTCGTCTATTTCATCGACTCGCCGCATGAGCCGAAGGCGTTCATAAGCCAACTTTTGAATTTCCTTATCAAAGGATTCCTTTCGATTCTTCAGGTTATCAATTACCGGGTCGCCTGTTACACTAATGTTCATCCCTCTTAATTCCAGGCAATGACAGGGATGCAATAGATGGTTCCATTGATGTTAATTGGAATCTCATGAGTCGTATTCAGAGCAAGACTCCGTACATCAGCCTTCAGACCAGCACCACGCCCTATTTCAGTCTGGAACCAACTCTGCTTCGTTCCCAGTGTCCCATCACCCATAACCTGAAAGACAGACTGTGTCGCGGGGGCGCAACCTGCACCGCCCATATTGACCGAAAGGCCAAAACTCTCCGTAATGGCAGATGAGGCGGTATTTGCGATGGCTATGTACTGGCCATATAAACGAGTCCAAACACCATTCGCATTGTTGCAGTGAACCTGTGTCCTGATACCCTGTAGGTCACCACCAGCCGCAGCCATCGTGTCCTCAAGACGAACCTTGATGGCATGAATCCTGTCCCCGGATGCGGCCATGATGTCTACCGGCCTGACGAACAATCCCAAACCCGAAGCCTCTAGTTGTCCACTGGCCTTCTGGTCTGATAACTCTATCTCCAGGTTGTCACCAAACACGCCCATGTATACGCCGTAGTTCTTGGAATTGGTCAACTGAGAGGTCATACCATGAACCTTCACAGCTACCAAGTCAGGTGTTCCGGCTTCCAGGTCTGCGGTCACATCACCCAATAGATACCCGAACCTTCGATAGTTCTGTGGGTCACTCTGTCCGGATAGGATGTTAGTGTCCGTGCCTGGCACTCTCTTGATATAGACAGGATCGCCGGTTGTCAATACATGAGCTGCACCGTTGACTGTACCATCGGAAATACAACCAAAGACATTCAGGAAGAATATCCCCTCAGTATCGATGGTTATGTAATCAGTCGCGGCGGCGGCACTATTCATTGCCACACCAACAATTTCATCCCCGACTAGAACGGGGTCACCCTTGTCTACCAATCCGTCTACATAATGGTAGGGGTGAGTAAGGTAGGATTCCTCAAGTGAGAGGTACCTGCCTTCATTTGTGCTGGAAACTTCGTCTCCAGCGGTTTTACCAGTTGATAAATATAATGCTGGCATATTTGTTTACCTCCTTTATACTTCGGTTTCTGTGGTATAGAACCAGTATGGGTACATCCAGTGAACCTTGACGGCGATCACTTGGGTTATCGGGGCTCCCTGCCCGGGGTCGGCAATAGGTTCAAGAGCTAGTCCAAAGATCGCAAATGAGGTTGACCATTCATCGAAGATCACCCCACTGGAGTCTATGAATAACACCTGGCCTACTGTTATATCCCCGAAGGCGTTTATACCCGTATTTGTTACCGACAGTCTCCAGACGCCTTCAGTCTCCACTGGTATGGAATCTGTATTTGCCGTAGCGGATTTCAGAGCTACCCCAACGCCGTCCCAGAA